TTCTACCTATAGTCATTTATTATAATAATATATAATAATTATAGATAGAATGGAAGTTATAATAAAATTAAGTGATAGACCTGATAAAAGATACATGGCGGTATTTTATGATAAGGATAATAAAGTAAAGACAAC